GCGCGGCTCCTTGCCAACATCAAAATTCGGGCGGTAATTATAGGCGCACCTGGCGCGAAGAAACAGACTCTTTCTAAAATACTCATATATTCATTTGATTTTTATGTTTATTTCATTTTAAGTGACCACGAAACGACCACACCAAAAAACTGGATAGCTTGATTTTTTGATTTATCTACAGTGATGCACCAACTTACAAAAAAACCCGACCAAGGGCCGGGTTTATGCGTGCTCGCCGGTTAGTATTCCGGGTAACGCGGTGATTCTCTACAACTAACAAAACAAGATTAATTCCCCACAGCCCAAAAGACAACCAGCAGACAAAATGCCCCTTTTTTTCTCCTCCGTCACCGGCTGACGCGATCACATTTGTATGCATACAGCGCCCAAAAAATCCGCCAGCCATTGCCATGACATTTTTTTGCAGATGCTCGCACGGCGCGACTTTCAAGAAAACTTATCTCCAGCGACGCCGCCAGCAATCTCACGTAATTGAAATAAATTTATTTAATAACAACGTGTTGATTGAAACCTAGACTCCAGCCCTTCGCCATTACCAGGCAAAACCCGGCAAAATGTGGCGTACTGCGCCAAAACCAATAGTGCCAAACATCCCAGCAATGGCGCGGCTCAGGCTATCGATCAGTCGGTAATCAGTTTGGCACAATATTGAACATGCAAAGAGCGCAGGCGCGGGGGGCGTAGCGCCGTTTGCCCGGGTGAGAATGTTTGTATGATGAGTCTGCAAAGCCATCTTCAAGGACTGACAATCCTTCCTCGACTGATTAATACTGCATACCGCGCGAGAAGACAATGTGCAATACACACTATCAAATACATAAGTAAAAATTGACTTTTTGCTTTAGTCAGGGTTTGATCTCTTAGTTTTATCATCACTAAGGATATTAAATGAACAAGCATCCTCTCCCTAAAGTAAAAAAACTAGCTTCGTGGACATTTTCATTTAAGAACATTGGATGTATTGCTAAAGGCGAAATTGATGCCAAGCCACTCACTTTACTTTGTGGGAAAAATAACACAGGTAAAACTTGGGTCATGTATGGGCTATATGGCTTTTTAAATATGCCTTCGCCATCATTAAAGCTTCCTCAGGTTACAAGCTTTACTAAATATTTAGTTGAAAATGGAAATTTTGAACTAAATGTTAGAGATTGGATTGAAAAAAACTTTAACCTTATTAAAAAGGAATTTAATAAAAGCGCTTCGCAAATGCTTGAAAATGTATTCAATACAAGTGATAAAGAAATATTTTCTAATTCAGCCTTTGACTGGGTTATTGATGAAGATTCACTAAAATCTAATGTATTTGAAAAGGAGTTGGAAGTTAGCCTAATCATCGGCACAGGAAAAAAAGAAGTCATATTATTATCTAAAGATAAAAATAGCGACATAATAAAAATGACATTATTAGAAACCAACTTCCCTAGAATTGATAGTTTTATTAATATGGCATTAAGCCAACTATTAAAAATAGAATATGATGAAAATCCAGCATTTTTAATACCAGCGGAAAGGAATGGCCTACATTTGTTTTTCAACGAATTAAGTTCCAGAAGAACCGCGCTACTACATCATGCATCTAAAGAACAGTTCGATTTAAATTCTTTGTTACATGACGTTATGAAATCAAAGTATTCAGCACCTATTGCTAATTATATTGACTGGCTGAATGAAATTAAAATAAATCGCAAAAACAAAAAAGGTCAATTCCACAAGTTAGCTGAAGAACTGAAAAAAATCATAGCAGGTAAATATACAGTTGATCCTGAAGGGCAAATATATTTCTCCACATATAAGAAAGGGAAAACGGCCTCAAGTAAGATTGAATTGCATTTATCATCTTCAACTGTAAAAAGTCTTTTCGGACTCTGGTTTTATTTAGAACATCAGGCGAAGGTTGGTGATATTTTGATGATCGATGAGCCCGAGTTAAATTTACATCCATCGAATCAACGCATTATTGCTAGATTTTTAGCAAAACTGGTTAATGCGGGTCTTCGCATAATTGTTAGCACTCATAGCGATTATTTCGTTAAAGAAATAAACAGTTTGATGATGCTATATGGTGTACCGGATAAGCTTCACTCTGAAAGAGCTGACGTTATGAAGAAACAAGGAATAAGCTTAGATTCTATAATTAATCCTGATAACGTTTCAGCATATGTATTTGACAACAATTCTGTTAATGAAATGAGTAAAACTGATGAAGGTATTAATGCAATAACTTTTGATGAAGTGATTAACTCCATAAATGATGAAAATGATGAAATTTATTATTCTCTCGTGGAGAAAAGCTTGGATAGTGAGGGTGAAGATGAGTAGTATAACAAATGTTATTCAAGAATGTATTCATCCGGACTTTATGTTACAAAGGGAGAAGGAGTCTTGGGTTGTTCGTGAAGATAATCCAGGGGCTGCTAACAAAAAATTATTGGTAAATGGGAACGGTATTTATGGCTTTTCATTAGATACAACCCGAGTTCCCAAGCCAGTTTGGAAATTTTTACAATCATCATCCTTAAGCGGAGTATGCTCTGTCTGCGATGGAATTTTTGTAACATCACATAAAGAATTTGATTACTTTATTGTTATTGACTTGAAGTCTTTTGCAGGTAATGGCGCTGTAAAACAGGTTATCACTGGTATTTATTTATGCAACTGGATATATTCCGTATTGAAACTACACGGACATCTTTCCAAGAATGTCAAATTTATAGGTGTGATCAGTAAATTATCAAGACGTAATCAATCAGCCAAAAAGTCTTCAACCAGATCGCCGTTACCAGCACCTGAAATTCATCATGGGTACCCCGTTTTTAAATTAGAAAACTATACTAGACTTTCTTTAAAACAAGTAGTTGAACATTTCTCAGATAGTTAGCACTTGTTAGTTTACAATACTATTCTTCATTTGTAAGAGTTATCAGTATGATTTAAAGCGTATATATTTTTAACATACTATGATAACTCTTAATATCATTCTTGAACGTCAACATATAGTAACGCTAAAAATGTCAAGATTTTACTTAATTTTAACTCAAATACTGTTTAAATAACTGGTTCAGATTATATTTGAACTAATATATATAAAGTCTTCAGCCTATTAGGATTTCGTATTTCTTGCGGAGTACTTCGGGCTTCGCCGCCGTCGCGCTTATCTCTCCGCTGTTTGTCGGGGTTCCCGTGTTGTTATGAGTATGCTCCGCCGTCTGCGTCGCCAGCTCTTCGAGTACGTCCAGGGTATCGGTAAACAGGCGCATGAGGTTTACCGCCTCCGAACCGATCACGATCGAGGGCGCAAGGATATGATGTGCCGCCGCAACGCTTTTACGGATCCCAGTGATCCGCTCTGACAATGTGCCGCCAATCTCCGCCGCCGCCGCGCCAGTCGTCACATCTTCACGGCTTGCGCATCGTGTGGCCATCTTTCCAGAAGCGGCAACGGACCAATCCCCATCAACGAGCTGCACCACCCCGCCCGCAAGCAATCGCCGTGTGCCGATCACAGTAAGCTGATCGCTGCCTTTAATAAGCGCCTGCCGCGTGCTTAATTCTCTTGTCTCGGTGTCGCCGGTGATAATCCGTTGTCGGCTGCTTTCCTCGATCGCCTGATCGGTTTCGCGCTGCCAGCTGCCTGACTTTGTTACACGCTGACTCACTCCGGCTCGCTGCTGCTGTAACTGCTCGCCAGGGGAGATACTCGGCAACGGCTGATCATCCTGTAAAGTGTTGCGCACAATCGGCGCATCCGGCCTGCCGTTGATAAATCCCAACTCTACGATCGCGCCTTCAGGCGGGAATTGATAAAACCCGCCCTCCGGGCCAGCCATAGTGACCGGAAGCGGCACGGCGACAAGCTCCGGCGAATCATCATCGCCGCCGCTCTCATTCAGTAGCTGCACGTTGACGGCATAACGCGGTCGGAATTTATCAGACTGATCGCCGAGCGCTGCGGAGTCGGTCGGGCCCGTCACGCGTCCCAACTTAGGCAAGTGTAGCCCCACTGCCAGCTCAGGATAAAATCTGTCAATCTGGCGCTTTTCCGGTGGATCCCCCATCACTCCACGTCCCGCCGCCCAGCGAATGAGCATTTCCGGGCCGTCGACCTCAATCTGGGTAATCCTGTGACCATTGAGCACAACGCCCGGACGAAATGACGGAATGAGCGGCATTCTCAGCGTATTACCGGCAGCGCCGCTACTGGCAAAGCTGGCGGGAAGATCGAGAGGGAGTGAGGCAAAGCGCGAATGCGCATAGCTCCCGGCGTAAAGCGTACCGTCTGGTAACTGATACCAGCAATAATCACTAATACCGAATGCACCGCCCAAGCTATCCAATAACAAATACCCCGCGCCCAGGCTCTTAAAATGCGGGATCTTTTCATCAACATACGGCTGATCCGGCAGCGCAAAAATTACCCCGGTCTGGTCAGTGACGGCGGCGCAAACGTCGCGCATGGTCGGGTGTTGCAGTGAAATGGGAGTTTTCAAGCCCATCACGCCCACCGCCTCCCGGATAAATAACCGTTTAAACCCGTTTTCCGCTGGCCCGCAACGCTCAACATAGCCAGTAAACCAGCGATAAACCGTAGTATTAACCCCCAGATCCAGCAAAACCAACTCGCCGGTACAGTCACGATCGATCGCCGCTGTAATAAATCCGCGCCCACAGGCGCTTAACTCCAGCACGATCCGATAATCAGCGACCGGCACCACATCAACGCCGATCGTAAGTGTGATAACTGGTTTCACGCCTCACCCCCCCCGATCGGTGGGCCGATCGCGTCGTTAACTCTCTTAAGCTGTTTCTCAAACCAGGTTAATGATGCTTCCGCATCTTCGGCGCTGGCGGTTCCTTGCGCCGTTTGCACCGTGACTGCGCCACCGCCCGCCGCGCTGGCCTCAGCTCTTTTCTCTGCCACGCTGTAATACTCACGCAGCGTGAACGATACCCGCCACGCCTGCAAACGTCCATCTTTGCTGGCTGAAACGCTGCCGGAAAACTGCGCGACCCGAAATTTTATCAGCGTAGCGGTCTCATGGTTCACCCGGTACAGCTGGCGATCGCCGTCCTCTCCTTCGGCTTCTGCCAGCTCGTACAAAAGCGCCAACGTCGCGGACTCGCTATACGGGATCGTGCCGCTTACCTTTAGCTCTTTAGCTTTTGTTCCCTGCTGGCTGCTGGCAGTGCTCGACGCCTGCCCGCTCTGATCTTTGTCTTTAAGTTGCATCGATACCGACACATCAAGATTTTTCAGTAAAACCGCCCGCCCGCTCAGGGCAAACTCTACCCCGTCACTCATCGCGTAACATCCTCCGAATCTCTGTCAGATCATCACCCGCCATGACCAGGCAAAGCGAAAAAACATGATCGGGATTCGGGATCCCGTCGCGCATTTCGCGCACGGCACCGGTCGTGCTCCCGATCGTCGAGACGGCGTGAACCTCAATAGCCTGGGCGGTAATACTGTTTAATGATTCCTGCGCAGCGGCAATCACGGCGGCGCGTTGTGCCCTGAATGTCTCCAGCTCATCCGCCAGGCTCCCGCCGCCCCCGCCCTGCACCGAATTTAACAACGCCGCCGCCGCGCTTGCGCCACGCAGGGAAGCTACGGAAAGCGGCATAGGTGAGGGAAAACCACTGGCGCGGGCCGGGATCTGCATCTTTGAGATCTCCAGAGAAACGGCGGTTGTAGCCCTTCGCCAGATCGCGCCGACTTCCGGCAATGGAAAAACCTCATGAAAAACAGATAATTCACGCGTAAAAGTCTCAAGCGTTGGCGCGGTCAGTAACACAGCGACAATATCCAGCGAAGATGACGCCCCAACCAGCCTTTTTGCCGCCCACTCGATCGCGTTCTCCGGGCTAAGATAAATGCCCGATTTTTCCCGGTGTCCGGCTCCCGGCGTCCAGGGATTTACCGCCAGCACCGAGCACAAAACGCCGTCCGCCGCCGCGGATGGTTGAAGCTGTTTCCGCACCCACATTATGCCGTCCTCCGCCATACCCTCACGGTGACGTATTCGTTTGTCACGTCTATGGGTTCGTTCGCGGATTCCGTCTTACCTGTCGAATCGATAAAGGTTCCCTCGGTGAGGGCCAGCGGCCCGCTTTTCTGGTTATCGGTGCCGTGCGTAGTGTCAGGATCCCACACTGTACCCGGCGACCTGTCGCCGGAGCGGTGCCAGTGTGGAGGGAGGTTATTACCTTCAATTTTTACCGAATTGCTGCCGCCTGTTTTCATGGCCTCATCGTTGATACGCAAAACGCGATCGCCATAATCAGCACTTAGATCCCGCCACTTTTGCCAGGTGTATTGCTCTTGCGGATTGCTATCTGAAATAACAGAACGCCCAATCCAAAAAACAGCATCGATGATGGCACGAAAAACAGGCCCGTCCGGCATATTAATGCCAAGATTTTCACGTGCTTCGTTTACGTCGCCCAGGTCAGAGAGATTATTCTCCGCCTGCAAAAACCGCTCGTCGGCCTCGGTTCTACTGTGCACATCTAGCGATTCACGGGCCCTTCCTGGGTCGTCCAGGTCAGAGAGGTTATTCTCTATCCGCAAAAACCGCTGATCGGCCTCGGTTTTATCGTAAACATCGAGATCGCTGATCTCCTGTTCAATACGTTGCAACGGGAACGGCGACCGCTCGTCAGTTACAACCCCGCCCGCTATTGTCGCGATTTTTGCCACAAAATGAGGGTATCCGGCAGCGTCCACGTAATCAGTAAGCGCGGCCCCCGTGCGAATAGTAAAACCATATTTCCAGGCACCCGTGACGGTTCCCGACCAAACAGCATCGATCCAGATAGCGGTGTTTGCTGCCGCCACCGTTGCCGCCTCTTCCAGATAAACCCGCAAACCAGCAACATAGCCGAGGCCGGGGGCGATTGTTGCCGTACCGCCGTTAACCGATACCGCAAATCCTCCACTGTCAAACGCTGCGGATCCGTAGTAATCCACCCTAGCCACCCGGCGTGATTCGTCCATGCTGCGCAACTTGGCGCTGTAGTCAATCTGCCACGTCTCCGGCGTCACCGTGATTTGCGTCGCCTCCGCCGCCCCGGCAAACTCCATAGCCAGATTGCGTACAAGATTGTTTCCCTGCTGCCCGCCCTGCGTTTTGATCTTCAGCTGCTCAGGAATGTGAACAATCATCAAAACTGTACTGGTTGCACTATCCACCAGGCCGATCCAGTTGTATCGCCAGTCTCCGATCGTCGTGTCCAAAACGGCGGAATACACAACCGCATTTGTATTGAGCGCGGCTTTGTGAGTAATAGCGGAAACATAGGAAATTTGAGCCGCTGGCGGCAAACCTTCATTCGGATCCACGTCAGCCCCGGCATCCAGCCCCGGCACCAGGGCAAAAATCATCTGATCCGGTACTGCTGGTTCATCCGCCAATATTTTATTTACATTCCATGACTGAAACGCATTTGTTATTACACTCGGCATTATTGCCCCCTTTTATGTTCTCCACCCGGCTGGAATATCCGCGTAATCTGATAAGCCAGTTGCGCCACCAAGAGCCATGCGCGTGATTGTTGCCGTCTGCATTTTATCTACTATTTTCAAGCCTTCGCCGCGTAATGTCGTGACTTGGTAAATCAGATATTCAACGTTGCCAATATTCGGATAAGCACTCGCCGAAAAAATATCGTTAATATCAGATTCCGGGAATGTTGCCCGATAAAATAACCAGTCGGCCCGGTTTAATTTTTTAGCGCAGGAATCAAATATTCCTGCCGGGGTCTTCTCGAAATGCACATAAGCAAAGGCGCGATAAATAGTATTAACGTTTGGCGACCTTTTCAAAAATTTCTCAGGCGCTATACGCAGCGCCGAAGCCCTGAAAAGCCCTTCGATATCCACTAAATCAGGCATATCGCCAGAAAGAAAATCATCAGGAGGATAATCAATACCAGTCGTGTGAAACGCATTAACCATAGATTGAACTTTTGGCAAATAAACTGCGTTTTCCGCAACTTCTTCGAGTCCGTTATGGTAATAAAAAATATGGTCAATATCGGTACGCAAACCGACAAGATAATGTAATTTTGTTGCTGTATTAACGGCGTATCCCGTTGTAGCGTCGGAGAATGTCACCTCATCGCTATTATAAAATGTAATGTCATAACGCCGCCCGATCTCGATATCCCTTGACAGAATATAGGCGTTTTTTATTGTCGGATGAGGCTCAAACTCTTCCGCCGGGTTTTCATCGCCATAAGCAAGCAATAAATCATCTGTGCCAGGCGTGAAAAATACCGGCGACAATGGGTTATTGCACTCGAAAGTAATCTTTATTGCTGACACCACATGCACAGCTATAACCGCCGACACGCCGCCATCGTTCGCCGTCAGGGTGATCTCAGTCTCTCCCCAATCGAGGCCGAGCATCGTGATCGAATCACTCCCCGCCTCCACGCTGCACAATGTTTTGTCTGCCGGTTCCGCCGTAAAGCTGCGATCTTCAGCTTCCGCAGGTAAGACGGAAACGCCGATTGTGATTCGCTGCGTTGGTGCAACCCAGATCTCGTACCTCTCCGGGATAATCGCTACCGGCCTGATTCTGAGATCAGCGGAAAAGAAACGAAAATCACACTCAAACTCCGCCGAGAATGTATGCGTTTTCTTTTCGTTTAGTGCATCAAAAAAATACCGGCGACATGTGCGCCCGTACTGGCGAACGATACGCATCATTAATGCATTATCGCGGCTCAATTGCTCATCATTGATACGCAGCAATATCACGTCCCAATCGTAGTTGATCTGGCGTTCAAGCTGTTGCAGCTCGCCAATCCCCAGACGGGCAAAGATACGCTCAAACCCTGCCACGCTCCCGGCATCCTGTGCGTTTGGAAACGCATGTTTCACGCGCAAGCGGAATAGGCTCAACGACTCGCCCTCAAATCGTTCAATGTCGCGTTGATATGCGAGTAGCGATAACATTTCCTCATCGCATGTGTCGGCGTCGATCTGCGCCAGCGGAAAGGATATCCACTCGTAAACCCGCTGCCACCATGTATGCGTCGCGTGAGCCAGGGTTAATGGCTCTCCTTTGTTCATCCATACCGGAAGATCAAGATCGGGTAATTTATCCAAATGCCACCCCCAGCGCGCGAAGCCGCGGCACGTCCAGATCGCTCAGGATATCCCCACGGGAGAACACAACGGATTCAATCTCCGGGAAAGTGTTGTGCAACTCTTCCCCCAGGCGAGACATGGAAAACCGGGCATAAGGCCACGTTTTTTCAACGCTATAGCCGCTATTTTGCCGGAATGCACAGCGGATCAAATTAGAGGCGCTGGCCTTTAATAATTCCCGCTCTTCGTCAGTCAGAATGGCAGATGAATACAGATACAACACAACATTTAGATCATACTGCGTCTCCGGCATAGCAATACACAGCACATCATCGCCGTGACCGTGGTTCCCCTGCCCCATCACGGTATTATTCACCAGTTCGATAAATGGAGCGGATGACACCCCGGCATCAAGCAAAAGATATACGTTTGCGGTACCCGGCCCGCGCGGCGCGTCATGCTCAAAATAAATGCGGTCGGTAGTCAGTCCGGCAATGCTGCTGATAAGCCCACGATAAACAGCATCAATGTGATACTGCGTCACCAGGTTGTACTGATTCTTAACCCGGTCCCGCAGATCATCATCGCGCTCAACGTCCGCTCCTGGGCTTGTGATCCAGTCTTCCTCACTCTGGGCGCTGGCGATGCCATCAATAGCGACCGGCAGGATCCGAAAATAACCCGGAGCCAGGTTGTATGCGCTGCCATCACCCAAGGCAACAACGGGAAGCAACTGGCTTTCCAGGCCACCCGCAATCACCGTATCAACCGACACCTGCACCTGATAGATCACCCCATCAATACGCTCGGTCTGAATGATGACACCCTGCGTCACCGTCACCTCACGCGCAGGATCTGACTTAATAAACCTTATCTCGCCAGCCAGTGCCGTGGAGCCTTTGCGCTCCAGATTTACCGCCCAGGCGAATAGCTCCAGAAACACGCCCTCGGCGGTCGCAAGAAAGCCATTGCGCATGACGACATTTACCAGCGCATCTTTGAGCCACAGCACTGGCGCGGTCACAATAGCCATAATTAGCCGCCAGAATGGCGACATTTTCGAGGTGTTTGTGATTAATCCCTCACCCTTGACGATTTCCGTAAATTCCGCCTTGATCTGCTCTTCCGTGACGGGCAAGCCCTTTGATGCAAGGATGCTTTCATAGTCTGGATCCGGCTTCGCGCTCATACGATAAGCTCCCCTGATATCGGGCCAAAATCCCGTGTTTCCGCCGCGATGAGATACCGTCCCGATCCGCCCTCGGTGATCCTCACCGTACCAGCAACAATCCGCGCATCGTTTTCAACAAGTAGCTCAAGCTGCAACAACACGTCACCGCGCAACACGCGGCTACGCTCGGCGATCAGCTGTTTCGTCAGCGCGGATTCAATAATCATGTGAATAATGTCTTGTCCGATGCTGTCCCGGTTTTTGCATAAAACCGGCTCATTGACAGGGTTTAACGTGAAATTTTTGTCAGTAATCAGCAGATCGAAATAAAGCTCTTTTTCGTCACTCATGATGCTGCAAGCTCCAGTGATTCACGAAGTGTGTCGAACGTCTCTCGGTTCTCAGGATGCAAATGCAGTTCGTTAATGTTGGTGCTGTTATCTGTCTGTCTAATGTCAGCAAGCGCTTTAGCCACACCACCTGCCGCAATACGCGGCGCAATGCTGCCAGCCGGGGCGCTCATTTTTTGCGGCTCTTTTTCGTCAGGTTGCGGGGAGGTCAGATCTTTCATTTCGATATTGACGCCGGGTAGCTTGTTTAACTTCGACACGATCCAGTTATAGGTTTTACCGAAAGAGCGCGTAATACTCTCCCACAGGCCCGTAAAAATACCGGCGATCCCGTCTGTGATATCCCGGAAAACTTCCAGCGGCGACCGGCCCGAAAAATAATTAATCACCGCATTCCAGCCCGCACAGATCCCGGACCACACCCCGCTCACAACCTCACCCAGCCACTCAAAGAGCGCGGCAAGCGCCTTAAATTCGCTGGTTTCCGAAAAGGCCGCGTACAGGGAATCCCAGCGCGTGACGACAAACCAGATCCCCGCCGCCAGCGCGGCGACCGCCAGAACGATCAGGGTGATGGGACTCATCAAAAATTGCAGTGCCGCGCCAGCCAGTGCGGTCGCAGCGGCGTAGACCTTCATTGCCACCGCCCCCACGCCCAGCACCACATTCCAGGCCACGATCGCCGCCTTGCAGATACCCGCCCACAGCGCCACGGCCCTAGCCTGAACAGCGAGCGCCAGCAATCCGATCCGCGTCGGTAACAGACTGAGGTTAAGCAACGAAAGTGCGCCGGTCACTCCGGCAAGGCCAAACTTCAGGATCGACAGAACCTTACCCAGCCCAAGCAATCCCCCTACCAGCTTCACACCCGCCGCCAGGGCAACCAGAGAGGCAACGCCCGCAATCGCTGCTAAGAGAATGCTGATATATCCCAGCCAGCGGGTTATGTTGGGGAACATTTCCAGCCAGCGGGCAAAACCCGACCCGACCTTGATGATCCAGTTAAACAGCGGCTCAAATACTGGTAATAACGCCGCGCCAAATGCCGCCTTAATCCTGGTACCGGTATTACTGAGGCGATCGCCGATATCACTGATTTTTGCCGCCATATCTGCCGCGCCGGACAAACCTTGCTGTCCCTGAAGTTCTTTGATGTTTTTACGGAGTTTATCGGCAGATCCCCAGGCTTTGATTAAAGCCTCAGCGCCTTTACCAAATGATTTATTTAGCTTTTCCTGCAACTTAATATTGCCGGTAACGGATGACCCGTATTTAGCCTGTAATTTTTCCAGGATATCCGGGAAGGAAAGCAACCTTCCCGCCGCATCCGTCAGCGTTACGCCAAGCTGTTTACCGCCTTCACGGGCATTTTTAAGGAATGCCTCATAAACCGCGCCAGCCCCCGACCCTAGCGGAGCGGACAACTCGCCCAGAACCGCTAACTGCTCATTAGCGCCAACACCATAGCCGGATCCCATCCCTTTAGCGCCATTAATCAGCGCCTGGATCTTTGCCATATCCTGCCCGGTATTGCGAACAAGCCAGGCAGTTTTAGACGCGAACGATTCAGCGAAATGAACCCGCCCCATTCGCTCCACGTCCTCAGTGAAATTCGCCGCAAGATCGGCAATATAGCCCGCCGCCTGGTCGCCGGTTGTTTTCATTGCCACCGCCAGGACGTTGACGGCACGCGCCACACCTGGCAATTCAGCATCAGAAAGCCCATTCAGCGCGGAACGAATAGCCGTCACGGAGTTAATAAAATCCTCCTGTGCGGTGCCAAATTCGGTACTAAACCGAGCCGCTTGTTTGCCGATCTTATCCAGCGCCTGATCGCCCACGCCGCGTGTGGAAAGCTCATCAAGCGCCGAACGGATCCCCATAGCAGGCTTAAGCGCCCCGCCCAGAGATTTTGCTGTCGCCCACAACCCCGCCAGCCCCACGCCGACCCGCTTTAATGCATTAACGGAGTTATTCGCGAAACGATCGACGGTTTGCCCCGCCTTTCCAAGCGGGGCGGAGAGTTTATTTTTTAATTTAAGGACGAATTCCAGTTCTTTCATTAGCTTTTTTTCCCGCTCATAGCATATGAAAAACCCGCCGAGGTCGCGTTAGTTTGCTGATCGTGAAAATATTCCGCCAGCCAGCGAGCGCGACCTATATTTAACGCGCTATCTGGAGGCTCTCCACTGTCCGAGTGATGCGGTAAAAAATGCCGACGCAACGTTAAAAATTGCTCAAGGTTGTTTCCCTTAATATATTGATAGGCGTCTTCTACCGCTTGATAAAAGCCTCAATATCCGGCGCATATTCATCATTCACAAGCTCGACCAGTTTTCCTGCAACGCCCGGACGTCGGATAATTTCCTTCAGGTCTTCCCGGCTTTCCGGCGCGATAATTTTTTGAATGTATTCGCGCAATACGCCCATCACGTTGGGTTTACGTGCGGCCTCATTCAAAAACTGGTTATAGGCTGTTTCGGTCGGATGGAATACCAGCTCACGCCCCAGAATAACCACCGTGATTACAGTATTTTCATTACTCATTTAATAGCCTCTCTTAATTTAATTTCTTTAACCAACTGATTATGACGCGGGGCGCAATCAATATATTGAGCTACACACTGACGCAACGCCGCGTCAAAATCATTTCCTGTATTACCTTTCAGCCTGGGAAGCTGTACCGGGCACGTCCGCATCATGTTTGCCTGATAGCCTACGCTCGGCTCTCTCTGCGGAGTCGTTGAACAACCTGACGTACTCATCAGAAGCGCAAACATTAGTAAATACAGGTTTAATGACTTCAGTCGTAAAATGCTTTTCAACCCTGATTCCATTGCTGTGTAAATCCTGTAATCGTGACTCTAACTCATCGGCAGAAGCGCTGGAGATATCTATGATTAATTGCGTTCGCTCCGTGGGTGACATTCCAGCGGCCTTAGCGATACCTTTTTGAATTGACGTATCAACATGAACCGCTGATGCAATAGCTCCAATAAATAAGCCGATCCAGATAGCCGGGAATGAACCCGAGACCCAACGCGATAACATATCAGCCTCCGCCACCCTGTTTGATATGGCCCGGAATAGTCACGCGATTTAACATCCATCCGAAAATAAAATCCTCGTTAGCCTCACGCGCTTCGGTAATATCCAGATAACGAGCACCTTTGCTACAATTCAGCCCCTGTAACACAACTAATAAGCCGTCTTGTTTTCTGTAGTCGAGATAGGCCCGCAACGCGTTTATTGTTCGTGAACCGATCAGGCCATCGGCGATTAAATCCGGGTAAAGTGCGCCGCACTTATTCATCACATTTAACCAGCGCTGCAAAAATTTACTGGCAACAGCTGGCCCCATATTCACGCCAGTATCACAAAGCTCGGCGGCAATATCCGGCGACAACTCCGCCACCTGGTCAAACCTCGGGCCGTACCAGTAATCCGCCTCATAGATGCTTAACGCACTTTCCCGCGTGAGATCTTTCATACTGCCGCTATAGCCATGGGCGCGGGCCACTTTCTCAGTAATCCCCCACTTTGTTGGCCCACCGCGATCTGAAGGGTGATTAACGTATCCGCCCTCTTTTCCGAGCAGCTCATTGAAAATCTGTTCTTTCGTCATGGGTTATCCTCTCGATCATTTTCGCCTTGCCTGGTATTCAGCAGCGCCCTTAATACCCGCTTAAGTGTCGGTTGTACGGCGGTATATCCCACCGCCGCCACGGCGGCACCCAATCCAACAACGGCAAGATCTTCAATTTCTGGGCTTTTGACTTTTATCAGCAGCGCCAGCATTGCCGTTATCGCCCCCGCAAGCATCCTGCCAACAGCAAGCCTTAACGTGATCTCATCATCGCTATTCAGCAGGCGGGCCAGTTCGAGCGCTGCGCCGATAAAAAACAGGAGCAACACCAAAGGCCACGCGCCCAGCATTAGCTTTTACTCCGTGATGCCGTTCAATGAATCCGGCCCGATATATGGAACCCCGTCAATATGAATAAAGTCCGGCGACGTCACCTCAAAAGGTAATGTTCGCGTGGATTTTTCCCCGCCTTTTGAATCGATATTCAGGAGAGAGGAGATCTTAAACTTGCATCCAAACGCCTCGATCTTCACAAAATCGCTGTAGGTCTTTGCGTAGAAAAGCATGTCAGCCGGTCGTAAATCCTCCCAGCTGCCCGCCGCGCGGGCCTGCGCCAGGAGCTTTTTAAACTCGCTCTCACTGACAACCATTTCCCCGGAAGCTGATTTATCCCCCTTCACCCAACCATCTGGCACGCCGTTTGTTTGCGCGGTCGCGCCGTTGTCTTCAATATCGAGCGTTGCCGTCTCAACATGGATCAACTCAGTGCCGACCGTGATATCAAAGTCAGCGCCGCCGATTCGCTGTGTCATGCGTCATCCTCCAGTGAGCGATCGAGTACAATCGACACAGTGATCTCTTTCGGGCACGCATACGGGCGCACCACAATCACGATTGCTACTCGGGTTTTTGTCGTCCAGGAGATCAACACATCACCCTCTTTCGGTGATTCAACCTCGCCGGGAAACGTTACACCGTTGATTTGCTGCGTCTTTGCCATTTCCCGCAGGATCCCCGCAAAATAGGTCTGGTGTGTCTCGATGCTGCTTGGCGTTGTATTAAGATTACGATTGGCAATCTTACCTATCGCGCGAATGCGGGTATTACGGGCGACCTTATCCGCCACCCTCAGATACTCGATCGCCTCAAAGTCGCCGCCTTTCACTTCAAGCATTAACCCGTCCGACCAGTACAAGCCCTCGTAATCCGAATACCACATAGGGACGCTACACCGCAGGTCGTGGAGCGCCTTAAGATCCGCGAGCGACACCTCCAGGCCCTCAGCATCCACAGGGAGATCGCTTGAGCCAATCCCCATCCCGAGCAACTCCCCCGTTTCAACACGGGCGGGACTGTCGGCGATTGTTACCGCACGATTACACAGGCGACCCGACAACACGCCCGCCTCATTCCCCCACAGAGAAGGGACAAGCTGAACGCTATTCGCGGCAATATCTTTGGTCAGATCGTTAATGAATAACCGGTAATCTTCCCAGGTGGATTTAGTTGGCAGCTTCAGCGGCCCCGCCACGGTCGCAATAAACCAGATCCAGCGCCCGAGGCTGCTGATAACTGAAGCGCGGAGCGCGTGAAGCTGGTTAATCAGCGTGCGACCGGCTGATTTTTCGGCGATCTCAGTGCATACCAACACGCCTTCAACACTGACAGATGACAGGGCGGCGGTGATCGCCGCTGTCCAGTTTTCATCATCCTGTTCGAGAAGCATTGCGTAAGCCGACCAGTTTTGCCCGCCGTTAAGCTGTGCGGCGCGGACGTTCTCCAGCAGTACAGGCCCCGCCTCTGACAAACTTTCGTCAATATCCGATTGCGCGTTTAACGCCCTCATTGGGCTTTTATCGCCGAGCGCTTTTGATGCATGGCCCACAAAGAGCATGATCCTTTCGATTCCGGCGATCTCACCCTGCCGCTGATTTAGTTGATTAATATCTACACTAGGCCAGGTCATTAGACTTTCCCCCTGATATCCTGCGCCGTTACCTGCCAACCAAAATCGATCGCCTGTAACTGCCGCGCCAAAATCTTATTAAATTCCTGATCGTTCACTCCGAGGAATGCGCGCGCCGGAAGCACAATTTTCCACGTCTGTTTTACTGGTTCCCCGCTCATTTCGCGGATTACTACTCCCGCCTGGGCTTCGCTCATGTTCTGCATGATCCAGGAGGCTGGAGCATTTACCCAGCGGCCCTTATCGCGACGCTTAAATCCCAGCTTTCGCAAGCGTGCTGCCTGTTTCCGCGTCGCTGGCCCTTCCTGCTGCCGTTTTGGCTGGCTGGATGCCCTGCCGGTGATCTCCGCGCCGGTTGCGTGAATCTGGCCCAGCGCTCCGGCGCTTAACGCTCTGCCGCCCTTCCCCCTCAAATAAATTGTGACGGATTCCGCCTCCCGGTTTTCTCTGACCGCCAGGAGGCGCGGCAATCCTCTTAGCATCTTTTTTTTACCGCGCTTACGAGTGGGCCACGGTGTGCCATCGGGATCCGTTTGCTGGCGCTGATTCCGTTTTGCCGCAGCAATCACGCCATATTTCGCGATACGCCATAGCAGGCGTTGACGCTGGCGCGGCTTTAAGTCGCGCTTGTTGATCTCGTTTTTTAGCGCGGCAATCTGGCGCTGGCTAATGCCACCCTCAATCATTCGCCACCCGCTACCGTGACGGAGAGATCGAACTCTTCAGCGGTATCAATGCGCGGATCTTCCAGCGTCCACAGCTGCCCCATAAGCTCTATCTCTCCCCGCGGATCCTGAATAATCACTACCTCATCAATTACCTCCATGGTGATATACAGATCACCGGCCCGCTCATGGTTCAATGTCGGGTCTATCTGCGGCTCTGATTGCTCAAGGCTCATACCTGCTGGTATGGTCTGTCGCTCTTCAATCCAGGCCGCAACATGCGCATACAAAAGCGCTGGCGGAAACTGCCGGAAAGGAAAATCGATCCAACTCAGCGTTACTGAGTAGCGAACCGCACAGATGCGAAATCGTCCGTTGCCCAGATCTTTCATGGTCCGCACCATGCGCCCGGAGTCCGCCTCGGCGGCAAAGGCCTGAAACGCTCGCGGGGGCATTCTTTCGACTAAAAACGCCGTCAGATCGTCCAGCTGTGATCTACTCATGCCTGATACACCCCCACGCGCCCGAATCCCTTCATGTTACGAATCACTAACGCCGCCTCAGCTAACAGGCTTTCGCGCGTGTCCTGGCCCTCTTCGCCGGGGAGAGTATCGCGCCGCCCGAGCGTCTGAAACTCCCCCATAAGATCGGCCTTTGCCCTGGCGTAGACCGCTTTTTTGTACTGCGCGGTTAACTGGTTTTCATCGCCCGCCTTCGCGCCAGGCACCTCAAGTGCCGTTGCGTGTCCCTTCGCCTGGTGCCCCGTAACCACATCAATAAGATCGGCGTTGATTTCCGCGATAGTGGTCAAGACGGCAATAATCGCCGTATCAGGTGGAATATTGACCGGTAGCGATCGCTGCCGTTGAAACTCCGCCAGGTTGAGATCAGGCCAGAATGATTCCCCGTTAGTGATGATCGCATCGGTGTAATCAATCGGTCTGCCACTGAATCCCAGGCTTGCATGACGCATACTTAATCCTCGTAGAAAAGCGGGCTGACAGGCTTCCACGGCCAGAAAATCACAAGATTTTCCCCTCGGCCCCGCCCGCTTCTGCCGGGGGCAGTCGGTTAATCCCGCGTCAACGCCCGCAGACGTGACGCGATCTTGTTTGTCAGTGTTTTGGTGCCGGATTTTTTCGGGCAAACCTCATCGGCCTTCGCCAGCAATGCAGCCGCCTTTTCCAGCGTATCGACGTTACTAATCATGCTGGGCGCAGTCTCTTTTCCGTCTGCACCACGCAACGTCAGGCGAGCCGCCAGGACGTACCAACGCGCGGTCAACTCTTCATGTAGTTGCCATTTCTCAGTAATCAGCGTGAAAATGCGCGTAAAAAACGGCTCCACGCTATGACCCTGCCGGTATTCAAGCTCCACCCAATCCCGGAGGTTGTCGGCAATAAACGCGCCAGGGGAGTTATCGAAGTTTTCCGGCATCTTCTGACCCTGCGCAACGGCGACCTCCGCCAGATCGATTCCGTGTTCAAACTCCCCCGTGTCGATCAGCCACACCATGCAGTACACCAGAGGCAAAAACGGGTAGGATTCGCCGGATTGAATGTAGTTTTCGACCTGGGGCAACCACTTAGGCAGCAACACATCACGCTTGCGCTCTGCCCTTTGATCGATCCGCTCAATATCGCGTAATTGCTCGATATCAAAATGCAAATCCTGGTCAATCACCCCCAGATTCTGCGGGGTACTTTCCAGCGCCTCACGGGCCTGTAGCTGCTGCTGAGCCAGGATTTTTGCTCGCCAGCGCTGCGCAACGGTCATGGTCATAAAAAACCCTCGCTGTTAAGCTACCGCCGTGATGTTGTCAAAGGATCCGTATAACTCGTCATACTCGACGGCATAACCCGCCATGCGCAGATAGTTATTTTCGAACCGCTTGCGATCATCCACCCATTCCGCCTTGCGCATTTCTGTTCCCTGCTGTACGTAGTGATGCAGGTTCCAGAGTGACGTGACCGTTACACAACCCGGCTTGAAATACGGCGGGGAATAGGCTTTCAGGCCACCCACTTCACGGTTAATTAGCTGGGCGGCGACCTTCTCGGTTGGGCGATCGATTCGGTTCATCAGGCTGGTTGCGTCCGCCCCGATAAGATCGGCACCAATCAACGCGACCAAATCAGGGTTTTCGCGCTCTGACTCGATAATCAGATTCATTTTGATATCGGTCACAATGGCATCCAGCGAAACATAGTTTCCGCCTGAAGTCGGCGGCGCAGAACGGTCGAGGGTGATCGGATCCTTCACAATCTGAATCGGTGAGCGGTCTTCGACAATTTTATGCCAGCCAGGCGCGACATCCTCACCCAGCGGGTTAGCTACCGGATCGGTATCAGGGTCAGCCCTGAGACCGTTAAAGCCGATCCGCAGGATATCCAACGCAAAACTTTTATTGCTAAATGCTTGGATGCGGTTAATAAATTCCTGGTCACTGCCAGCGTTCGCCCAGGCAACAAGCGTTTTATAGGGAAGGTATGAGCCGGAATCCATCTCGTTTAACTCATAGGTATTCCCGGAGTTTCCCAGCTCACGATTAAAGCGGCCCGTAGATGAGCGCCCGGTATAAATACCCGGTGTCCCTGTAACCACGACCTGCCCGGCGATTTGATCAACATGCTGCATATTGATCTGACCCAAAAACTGCACGCTGTGCATCAACGCATCACGTAGCTGGGTATCAATCGGCGAGGTGATCGCGAAAAATTCTTTCGTTGACTCTACGCCATATGTCAGCGCCATAGCTGAGAGATAGGCCTGAATACGACGTTTGACGTCGTGTAAGTTTGCCATGCTAAACCCCTGATAATTAATTGGTTAAAGGCGATCAGAGAACAGACACTTTCTCTTCAGTCGCTGGCGCTCCGCTCGGTGTCCTGGTAACGGATTTGCCCGTTGCGGCGGAAAGCAACTGTTTCATTTCTTTAAGTTCCTGGCGAAGCGCGGCGGTTTCCAGGGATCCCTCGCGTGACTGCTGGCGCGCGGCGCTAAACGCCTTCGCGGCGCGGCGCTTACGCGTGGCAAAGGTGGGATCCGCAGCGGTAAACGCCTGGAATTTTTCAGCAAATTGCGCTTTCGCTGCGCTGAATTCGGCTTTAACCACCTCATCTTCCGGGTTCTCCGCGACTTCTTCCGCCAGTGTCACTACCTCTTCCGCCAGGATGGCGATCTCTTCGGCCTGGCCCTGCACTTCGTCTGCTGCCTCGGAAGTCGTCGTGGTTGTGTCACCTTTCGCCGCGCCCTCCAGCGCATCCAGCCGCGCCGCAATTTTTTCTATTAATGCTTTGAGTTCTTCCATTTTTTCTGGATCCTCTTCAGGTTGAATGTCTGTTACTGATAATTTTTGCTGATTAAAGCGCTGCGGAAAAAATCGGCTAAATAAGGATTGCTCTTTTTTATTTGCTTCAGATAACGCACCTAATGAAAACTCGTTAAAATCACTACGCAAAACGCCATCGCGCTTATTTGCCGCTGAAAATTGCATCATTTGCGTATGTGTGCTGGCGGGAATATCCGTCGCGGTGACGCCCGTCATATAAATTTTCCCTTCCCCTTGGAAATCTAAATCGAATTCAGCAGATGAGAATAGGCGTTGACCATCATTATTTAAATTAATCAGAAATTGATTAGGCGCATATCGGGCAAACAATTTTAATACGCCGCCCTCTCTCTCGGCCTTCATTTCAACAACCCGCCCGAGATTGTAAGTATACATTTCGCGGGCCAGATAACCGCCCACCTCGGGCCACGGATGATTAGGCCAAATCATGGCAGTATAAAAACTGGTGTCGTAGTTATCCGCCGCCTCCTGGATAACCTCTTCTTTTATTGGCTCTCCCAGAACAGATTGACCAGCTGCACAAATGCAGATCCAATCCGATATTTTTTCCGACATTGGCTTAGCTCCACTTTTCGATAAGTGGATTATTAATCATTAAAATAACCTGCGCACTTAATACCGCTCTGATAAACTCGGATATAAGCACTTAGCCGTACTTATCATAATTATATTTTAAAAATAGATCTTTGTTCACGTCATAATAGGCTCATGAGTCGATATCCAGAAGAAATAAAAAGCGCTGCCCGTAGTCTCTATATTAAAGGGTTTACGCCTAAAGAGATTGCGCAGGAATTGAATATTCCGCAACGCACGGTCTATAACTGGTCTAATAAATACCAGTGGGCAAAACTCATCGCTTATGAATCGATGGAAGAAGCGATCACGCGTCGTTATAACCTGCTCGCGCAAAAAAACGGCAAAACTGAGCTGGAGCTTGTCGAGATGCGCGATTTGGTCGCGCAACACGTTAAGATCGTGGGACAACGCAATAAACACGCCGAAAAAATGGCGGAGATCAAGGCCCGCAGTGATGCCGCAAATTATGACGATTCCGGCGAAACCGCCGATCGCGAAAGCGGGTCTGGTCGAAAAGGACGCCGTAAGAAGAATGATGTATCGCACCTGACGCCGGAGATATTCGAAGAGTGGGCGCAGGCTCACCTTTTTGAATATCAGCTATATGTGCGCGAGCATAAACAAGAGGATTGGCGATTTATCCTCAAGGCCCGCCAGATCGGTATGACCTTTTATTTTGCCTTTGAGGCTTTCGAGGATGCGTGCCTTTTCGGTGATAACCAGGTCTTTTTCTCCGCGTCCCGCGCCCAGGCGGAGATCTTCCAGCAATATATTATCGAGATCGCCGAGCAACATTTCGGTGTGCGCCTGTCGTCTACCCGCAACAAAATCAAGCTGAGCAACGGCGCAATCCTGCGTTTTCTTTCGACAAACGCCAGCACCGCCCAGGGGTTCAACGGTCATCTGTATGGCGATGAAATTTTCTGGATCCCGAAATTTGCCAAGCTGCATGAAGTCGCCAGCGCCATGACGACACAGAAACGATTTAGGACAACCTACTTTTCCACCCCAAGCGCCAAAACTCACCAGGCCTACCCGGTATGGACCGGAGATTACTGGAAAGAGGATGACAATAAACGCAAAGTTATTTCGTTCCCGACTGATAAATCACTTCAGAAAGCGGGCCAGCGTTGCCCGGATACGCTCTGGCGATATGTCATTACTATGGAAATGGCGGTCGCAGGCGGGCTGGATACGCTGGTTGATATCGATCGACTTAAAAATCGTTACAGCGAAAGCGCTTATAACATGCTGTATATGTGCGTTTTCGTCGACAGCAAAGACGCCGTTTTCAAATTCTCCGATCTGGAGAAATGCGCCGTTGATGCCTCCCGTTGGGCGGACTTTAACCCGAAATCATCCAGGCCGTTTGGTAATCGCGAAGTGTGGGCCGGTTACGATCCGGCGCGTACCGGCGACAACTCAACATTCGTCATTATTGCCCCGCCACTCAATGAGGGTGAGCGGTTCCGCGTGCTGATGATCTGGCACTGGCGCGGGTTAAATTTCAGCTATCAGGCAAAGCAGATCCAGGAGCTGAAGCGGATTTTTAATATCACCCACATCGGGATCGATATCACCGGGATCGGGCGCAACGTCTACGACATGGTGTCTAAATTCGCGCCGCGCGAAACGCGCCCGATTCATTACAGCGTAGACAGCAAAAATCAGCTGGTTTCGAAGATGATCGACACCATCGAGCATAAGCGCATCGAGTGGAGCAAAGACGCAATAGACGAAATCACCCGCGATCGCGCTGAGATCGCCCCATCATTTATGGCTATCCGTCGAACAACAACGGCAAGCGGCGGACAAATGACCTTTGTCGCGGAGCGCTCGGAGGCTACCGGGCACGCCGATATTTTCTTTGCTATCTCTCACGCCATGATTAATGAGCCGATCGATCATGAGTTTGAGGGCAATTCAACCTGGGCCTTTGGGAAAGCAGCATGAGTAAACGCAAACCGATTAAGCGCGGCAAAGGGCCGCAAACACAAAACCACTCTGCGGGCCGAGGGAGTGTGATCACCTTCGGCGCTCCAGAGCCAATCCTTACCACCGGCACCGAATATTACAACATCCAGTACGATCTACAGGCCGATCACTGGCGCTTACCTATTGACCGGCTCGCCCTAGCTCAACTCCCTAACCTGAACAGCCAGCACGGCGGGGTGATGTATGCGCGACGAAATATGATCTCCGCCGATTACAACGGCGGCGGTCTGACACATGAAGAGCTGGAGGGGGCGGCGTTCGATTATCTGCTGTGCGGCGATGTGGCCCTACTGAAAGAGCGCAATATTTTTGGGAGTGTCTGCGCCCTTACTCCGTTACCGTCTATTTATCTGCGGCGCAGAAAATCAGGAGATTTTGTCATTCTTCAGGAGGGTGAGCCGCTGGTTTATTCACCTGATGACATTATCTATATTAAGTCCTACGACCCGCGGCAGCAGATCTACGGGCTACCGGATTACATAGGGGGGATCCATTCCGTGTTACTGAACAGTGAGGCGACTATTTTTCGCCGCAAATATTACAATAACGGCGCGCATATGGGCTTTATTCTGTACACCAACGACCCGAACCTTTCCACGGAGGTTGAAACCGAAATCAAAGAGAAAATCCAGGAGTCAAAAGGCGTCGGCAACTTCACAAACCTGTATATCAACATTCCACGCGGCAACCCTGAAGGCGTGAAATTAATCCCTATCGGCGAGGTTAACGCCAAAGATGAATTTAATAACGTGAAAAGCATTTCCGCCCAGGATATTTTGACCGTGCATCGCTTCCCGGCTGGCCTTGCCGGTATTATTCCCGATCGTAGCTCTTCGCTCCCCAACCCGGAAAATGCGCGGTCGACATACCGCAAAGATGAGGTAATCCCGCTGCAACGCAAATTCATGCGGTCAGTAAATGAGGATCCTGAAATTCCGTCACGCCTGAAACTGCAATTCAACCTCATGGAAAATGCGGAAAATGACAGCAAAGAACAGGACAAATGAGCGAAACGTGAGCAAAAATGCGCTAAGATCGTGGGAATATGTGAGTAAAGCCTGCGGAGTAAAAAATATGCGCGTTTTAAAGATGTTCTGTAAATACTGCCATGCACCAGCGGTGATACAGAAATCCGATCCGCAAATCGAACAAGGAAGGCCGAGAGGCGGTGAAGTTATCAGGATTTATTGTCGCTGTACTGATATTGAGTGTGGCCATACTTTTGTATCTGAAGTTACGTTTAAACATACCCTCAGCCCCAGCGCAAAAACCAGTGATGACATGATGCGGGCGCTGGTCGGCGCGATCGGCGCTCTCCGTCCCGATCAACGTCAGTTTGCCCTCGACCTATTGCAAGCCGAATAGTCACCAGCCCCGCAAAAGCGGGGTTTTGCCCTTTATTCATCTGTATTAGCTCAGACTTGACCTGACGATTTTCACTGGCAGCATACAATCAAATCTGACAGTCTGTTTTGAGCGAGGAGCGGACGTTGCTAACATCATTCTATGTCAATCAATGGGGAGCAGGCCAAAACAATGCACACATTTTACGAGCTCGCATATAGATGTACTCATTTTTCATTGTCAATGATAAAGGAAGCTGAATCTCAATCATTGGCGCTACTGTCGGAAACGGGTTCTACCCCACCAATAAAAAATTTACAAGCGCTCAACCTGCAAAGGATGATTCATGTAGTAGGAATGTTTTCAGTTTTTGAAGCTCATCTGCAACGAAGACTAAATTGCAGTAATGGGTTTAAAGAGGCAGAGACAGTTCTCGAAAATGCAGGTGAATTCGCGTTAAAAGAAGATTTTCATAATTGCTATCTTGCAGTCAACGCGTTAAAGCATGGGCAAGGGAGTAGTTATAAAATACTGGTCAGTAAAATTCATTCAGTTCCTTTCGTAGTAGGAACTCCGTCCAATCCAATTTTTGAAGAAGGAGATGTAACTGGAATAGAGGGGCTAATAAAAGTTGATGATTCCTTTCTCGAAAGCTGTTTGCAACTTATCGAGAATGTATCTGAAAAAATTGCATTAAACCGGCCTGACTTCAATCCGTGATTCGCGGACTGCCATGCATTGGACAGAATAACTGCTATATCCAAGTGGGGCAGGTGTAAAGCGATGTGGGCCGTCTGACAGGAGTCTAACGGCCGCACATGCACACTGATTCTGAGGAAGGCTTTAGTAACCTCTGAAACTATGCAGCTTAGAAGAAAGCTCGTCATTCTTGCGTATAAAATTCATTATATTTTCTTCGGTGATTATTTCTTGTGTTCCGCTGTTTTTATGTTTGGTTGCTAAATTGAGCTAATACAATTTATCATGAAAATTTCAACTCCAGCGTAATGCAATGAGCTTCAGCCCCATAACCTATTGCAGACACAATAATGCAGTCCTCCGTTCCCTCCAGTCTTTCACCTCTCATCCGATTAATTCGCAATATATCCCCCGCTTTTGGTAAAGCAGATAAAGACAAGGTAACGGTAGGTAACTTCCCCATCTTTAGCCGGTCAACTATGCCCGAATCAATATCAGCACTGAATATCATTTCACTTCCCCCCGGCAAACAATCTTCGCCATGCTTCTGGATCTGCCTTTTTTAACATATCTGCATAATTACCAACAGGATCGTATCTAATATCTCCGCTATCCACGTTATGCCGCGATTTCATGTGCTGCCAGATTTCTGCAATTTTCCTGTCCTGGCTAGTATCTTTACGGCGTCGGATCTCTCCGTTGATTGTGGCGGAAATAATATAACCATCTGTGCGCAAATTCTCGCCGTGCAATAATAGCGCCAACTGCCCCCGGCTCAATTCCACGCCTATCGTTCTTGCATAATCTTCTAAAACAGCAATGCGATCAGCTGGCGGGGCAACTATTGGCACACGGGTTGGCATTTCGCTTTCCTGCTGCCGCAATTCTTTTGCTGCTTTCATATAGGTTTCCGCCCGATCGCGCTCAGCGTCGGTGCAATCACCCGAGGTGAGCGCAAAAGCCATTTCCTCAAACCCATCTGCCGGTGACTTCTGGCGATCTGGTTTGTAATTTCTGACACTTTCAGTAAACCTCTTTCTCTGCTCCCGCGTCATTTGACCGATCTCATATTGTTCCGGCTCTTCCTGATCTGGTTGTTTTTCAACCCCAGTACAGTTATTGACACGGGTCCCAGAGGGCGCGGGCGCGCCCTTAAGGTCAAAAGATGAACAGCAATCATCGGGGCGCTCCGCGCCTTCCGATGATTTTTTAACAATACAGAATTCTCTCAACCTGGTGATTACTGGCGGGATACTGATTAAAGGCATACTCAAACCTTTAATGACGCGCAAAAACTCCCCGTAGCTGTTTTCCTCGGGCTTATACTCGTAATAAGTACGTAATGGCAGATCGCAGCGCTTAGCCAGTGGCCCGCCCATAAGATTGACAAACATATGCCAGTCCCCTACATCCGCGGCGCGGTGAAGCTCTGCAAACAGCGGGTTGATCTGGTCGGCCTTCTCCTGATCACGCATTTTGCGCAGCTCGCGCCAAACCGTAACAGGGACGCTGGTTAAAAATTGAAATTGACGGATCCCCCACGTTGACGCCCAGGCAGTTGCATGTTGCGCCGTTTCCTTTAGCGGTCGCCCTGTTTCATCGCACTTCTCATTATCCAGCGCGTAGCCGTCGATATTTTTGGAAATGTATTTAACGATGTACCCCGTGGCACTGCCTTTTTCGGGATCAATTACCCCAAAATCAAAACGCGGGTGAATGCCGTGTTTTGTCGCCAGCTCTCCGGCGTCTTCTCGCGTGGCATAGCGCTGTAAAACGTCACACAAGGCATTTTGATGTTCTGGCAAAGTGAAAAGCACGCCATGCCAGTGGGGAGTACCATCATGATGAGGTTCCGCGACACGCAGACCAAAAACGCCAATTTCTTCCCGCGCCAGCTCAGCGCGGATTTGTTGCCATATGGTATTTAAATATTTTTGTGCGTCGCGTGGGCTGCTGCCCTGCCATTTGCCATTACGATGACCGAATGCGGTGTAAGCATGATATTTAGACGGCGTGGTTATGGTGAAATAGCTCCCGACATAACCCCACTCATTAGCGGCCTTTTCGAAGCCGCCGATCCTCGTCATGAGTTCAACGCGTCGCTTTTCCGGGTTAGAGGTGCTTTTGTCTATTTGTTCCAGTAGCGAAAAACGTTCGCCGGTCTCTTTATCCTCGATCTCGAGACCGCCCAGGATCTCCCGGCTACGCTGGCGACGTTCCCGCCATATGTTCACGCGTTCTTTGCTGCAATAAGGTGAAACACTGCGGCGCACGTCGCCCAGGCTAATTCGAAGATGTTCGCGCCAGCGTGTGGCATATTTCAGCAAGCAGCGATTCCAAAAACGATCATCAAGAACTTTACGTATAGCCGCTGCAATCTCATCAATCGGGCGGCGGCGTTTATGCGCTCCCGGCACCACAGCTCGAAAAACGACAGCAATACTAATCGCCTCGTTATACATTCGCCGCGCTGACTCATTCAGGCTTAACTCTTCAGTATCCCCGCTAATCTCAGCCATCACGGCGCGGACGTAGATCGCAACGTCTTGCGCCAGCAATTTCACATCCTCCGGGGAGAAATCCGGCAAGCTGTTAAAGCGCGCTAGCAATGCGTTTAGCTGAGGAAAGTTATGATAAATCGCGTCGAGATCTGCAAACGGCGTTTCATCAACCTGCTCCGCGTGGCGGCTCAGGTTGAGGGAATACCGCTTCATTACTCCGCAGATGTGCGGCAACTCACGCCGCACGATATCGCGTAGCGTCAGATCGGCAATATGCCGACCGCTCTTTTCGTGGGATTTTTCAATACGGGCCATCATGCGGCGACGGATAAAAAGCGGCAACGGGTGGAGGTTATGCCTCGCCCGCTGCCAGAATTCATGCTCTGCCGCCAGTTCCCTGGGATCGTGTGCCGGTGTTTTGTCCAGGCCGATCGCTTTGCGTGGATAATTCCATGGGTACGCATATTCCGTGTTATCTACGCCGCCCCCCTTAAATGGCGGTGGCGGCGTTGGTGTATAGCGCCCTCTCGTCATTCTTTCGCCTTATCGCTGCAATAGTGCCATCCTTCTGGGTGAGTCGTTGTGCGCCCGCATAATTCGCAGGTTATTTCCTCCCTATTTAATGAATTGAAATAGGCCTCATCATGCTTACGGCGATCCTGTAATTCATTTGCCGCAGCTGCTGCTTTTGTTAGTAATTCAGCCATATTATTTGCGCCGGGACGTCTAACGTTTTGAAAATAAAACTCATATCCTTCGGTTAGTTTTAGTATCAATGTGTCAAGCTCTTCATTTGTTAGCTTTTGATTAATCATAATTAATATACCTCATTAGAATGGAAGCGGAATACCTATCAGTTCCTTAACTTTCTCTCGCGTTTTAGGCGCAAGCTTTCGCAGCGTTTCAACCGGATAAAATTCAAATCCCTTATATGCCTTGCGAGTGTCATTTGTATCGCTATTCGATAAAACGATTTGCGATCCGAAATACTCCGCCGTGCCGATAAGAATATTGTTCAACTCTTCATGATCGGCCTTCTCGAATGCTTTCCCACCGTATTTATTAAAATTCCGTTTCCCTTCTAGTGGAAAATAAGGGGGATCCGCATAAATGGTCAAAGCTTCATGCTGAGTAAATAACCGCCCCGTTACGACAGAAAGCGCTTGACGAAAATCCCCAACAAGAAAAGTTGCGTGAGTATCCTTTGCTTTTTCTGCAAACAGTCTTAATTCCTTCTCAGGAAATCTGGCTTTTCCGACCTTGCTATAAGCCATATTAAACTCGCCTTTTTCATTGCAGCGATATACGCCGCCATAACAATGGCGATTGAGATAGAGAAATAATAACGCAGCAGCTCCTTTATCACCTTTTCCATAAGTCTCAAGGGAGGCGCACAGGAGGCGATATTGATTCCGAAAAGCATAATAAGATGCCTCATCACCATAGTCATTAAAAATAAACTTTGCGTGATCAATAAAAATATCCGTATTAGTTGTTAACTCACGATAGAAATTCATTAACATGAAATTACTATCGCAAAGCGTATAACGCGTATAGTTTGTATTTAAAAAAACCGTACCACCACCCACAAAGAGATCAACAAGACGCTCGGATGGTTTGAGGTATTTATTTAATTCGGGCATCACATTTGCTTTACTGCCAGCCCAGCGCAAAGGAGATTTAATCATTTGCCACCTCGCCAACCCAATCCGGGCGCGGGCCTTTGCCGGTGTAAAAATCCAAGATATCTAACAGGCGCGGATAAAACTTAAGCGCGGCGCGCCCGTCCATCAAAAAAATCTCATTCTTTTCGAATGACCGCCATTTGCTTACGCTGTGATGTTCGCACCCAACCTGCGCAAATGATTTATCCGAAATAGCAATACGATAGCGCTCACCCTGAATAATAATTAATGACTGATATAAGATAGCCCCTTCAAACTTTGCGCCCGAAGTCTTAACGCCGTACATTTTTGCATTTTTAAATTGAGCGCGGTTAAAATCTGAATACCACAAGATCGAATTATCAATCTTAGCGTTCTTAAAATCGCAGTCTGAGAAATCAGAAAATTTAAAAATGCTATTCGATAAATTTGCATTCTTAAAGCTACTGCCGGACATATTAGCAAACGACGCTACCGCTCCTGACAAATTGGCCCCATCAAAACAAGCATCCTCCGCGACTGCTTCCAGCAGATATGCCCCCCTTAAATCCATATTTGATAAATCAAACAAAGAGAGATCGAGGCGCTCCCCGGTTGCGTTATCCTGAACCCAGCACGAATGATTTTGTAGTTTAGCTTTTAACTCTTCTTTGGTGATTGGGTTATATTGATGTTTCATTTTTTCCACTCCTTGCTATAACGTTCTGCTGTATATATCGACCATGAATTGCCGTTGTCTTTGCTTAATATCCTCCAGCGGTTCCCCATGCGAATAAATAAATAGCCATTAGCCGTGAGGCGCGAATAATTCTTTTGCCCCACATGAATTCGCTTAATTTAGCAACCACCCGGATCCAAATATCGCGAGGGATTCTAAACCCTGATAATTCAGGCTCGCCTCTAAAGTGGGTCATTTATCCCCCCAATCTTTACTTCTATCCATCTTTCCAAATCCTCCAAAACATCACGTGGCGTGAGGTTGTCGCGCCGAATTTTTGTTTTTAAAATTGCTATATGCGTTCCAAACGTCGCACACATTGCCATTTTTCCAGTAGCTACGCCGGAATCGAAAATTTCCGCCACCGTTAGTAGTCTTGAATTATTCGCCGCTTCACTTTTATTATTTTTCATATAACCCGCCTTGTTTTAGATAAAGAGATCCCGCGACAATTGAATGCCGTAATTTTGAAATTACTTAATTAATGCTTTTCGTTTTTCCAGGCGTTTTCTAATGCAGCAAGAAAGGCACGGCAAAGATCGCTATTTGGCAAAACATTAAATTGGATTAACGTTTCCTTACATTGCACTTTAAAGCCATTTTTTTCGATATCGTCGGCGGTCATGCCGCGTAAATACGCTGGCATTTTGCTATATCTATGCTCGGGGCCGTATGCCATTTTATTAGCTCCATATCGTCGTGTTGAATCTGGAGATCGGACGCGGGATTTTATGGCTGCGCAGCTCTTCCAGAATGATACGAAGAACACGGAGGCTATCCTCATCCTCCAGGCAGAATGCCAGGCCATAAAGGTGGGTAACAGCGCTGTTTAGAATTTTCAGGCCGGAATCTAGCGAGGTTGTCCCGTTCTCCCGGTTGAAGTGGTACGACTCAAGCGCCTGATTGAATATTTCAATGTAGTGCTGATTCATATTGCCCCCTGTTATGCCAACCGCTTCAATGCTTCTTCCGCCGCGACTCTTTCCCGCATGTACTCCGCAACCATGTTGATCTCACGCTCTTTGCCGTACTTGCCCTCCGCAAGAATAAACCGCCCTTTGTCTGCCTGCTGTTGCACCTGGCGGAGCGTTTGCCCGGTCATCTGGGCATACTGTGAGAGAGTCATTCGAGGCTGCGGAACAAACAGGACTGTATTGCTGCAAGTTACGTCTGTCACTGAATATTTTGTTTTACTAGCTCGCATGTTTTATCCTCAAAGGTCTATTTGGATTCGACGAGATTCGAAGAGATTCGACCAGATTAAGGAACTAAATTGAGTTCCATAAACGAGAGGATAGTACTCAGATGAGTTCCATGTCAAGCCATGCTGAAAAACTTAAACAGATCCGTAAAGCTGAAGGTCTTACACAAGCAAGTTTTGCTCAGGCTGTGGGTGTAGCTCTGAGCACGGTTAAAAATTACGAAAGGGGGGATAAAGTTGTTGGTTTATCAATAATCGACAAAGTTACTAATAATCAAAACTTTAAGAAATACACACTATGGCTCATGACCGGTGATACACATCCCGAGTCGGGTCAAATCTCCCCGACTCTCTCCCCTGATGGGCAAGAAAGCATATCCAGCCGCCAAAACGGGAAACAGGCTGGCTAGTTGCTTCTAAAATAAGAGAAAATTGGACTACTGGCGGGATTTGCGCCTACAAATTATCATGGTTTGATTCGATTATTGTGCTGGTTTTGATGGATTTAATCCTGAGCTATTAACCTTTTTACTCGTAGCATTTTTCCGCTGCACGGAACAAACAGTGAGGAAATGAGCCAAAAATGACAATAAAGGCCATAGATAATGAGTGGATGGTTGACGTTAGGCCGCAGGGCCGCAACGGGCCGCGCGTTCGTCGTAAGTTCAAGACGAAATCAGAAGCCCAGCAGTATGAGCGCTGGGTGATTGCTACGCAGAATAATAAAGAATGGCTGGGTAAGGATAAGAAGGATCCGCGCACGTTGGAAGAATTGATCGAGGCGTGGTCAAAGTTTTACGGTCAATCACTCAAGTCTGGGGATAAAGTTAAGGGCGACCTTTTGCGAATATGCGCCGAGATGGGAAACCCGAGGGCATCCGACCTTACAAAGGCAACGTTTACAAAGTACCGGGCCGCTCGCCTCGATGCCGGAATAAGCCCAGTAACCATTAATCGTGAGCATGACCATTTATCGGGTGTTTTTTCTGCTCTCACAAAAGCCGGACAATACACCGCGCCCAATCCTCTCTCACATCTCCCACGCCTTCGCACCCGCGACAAAGAAAAAACTTTTCTCACATCTGAGCAAATTGATATTTTACTGAATACTTTAGAGAATTCTTATTATCGCTTAGCAGTTCTAGCGCTTGCTACCGGCGCACGATACGAAGAAGCCGCGCAACTGACGATCTCTCGCGTTCAACATAATAAGGTGACTTTTACTGATACAAAAAATGGACGGGATCGCACTGTCCCGATTGGCCCTGATGTTCACAAAATCATCACGGATAAAGTGAAGAGTGGGAAGCTTTTTCCCGGGGTACGTTATGAAACCTTTCGCGCAACCCTAAAAAGGCTTTTTGATCTTCCCGAAGGCCAGGCTACACACGTGCTCCGTCACACATTCGCCAGTCATTTCACGATGAATGGTGGAAACATCATCACACTACAAAAGCTCTTAGGACATGCATCAATCAAACAGACGATGGTTTACGCTCACTTAGCCCCAGACTATTTGAATGAAGTCATTACCCTAAATCCGTTCATAAAGCGTGACGTGAAATGA